TGTGAATCAGTTAACCCTGCACGTGTGCGTGTTTTGTGGTGGGATACCGAAGTCCATGCTATGCAAACGTTTGATGATAATTATACTAACATCGCATCGCTACTTAAACCCGAGGGTGGGGGTGGCACTCATGTATCCTGTGTCGCTGAATATATTAATCAACATAAACTTAACGCAGAGGGTGTATTAGTCTTTACAGATGGCTATGTCGAGTCAGATATTAAGTGGGACATCACCACGCCAACATTGTGGTTAGTCACGCAGAACAGAAGTTTTGAACCACCAAGTGGCAAAGTAGTTAAGAAGGAGGATTAAATGTCAACGATTTATAATGAAGACGATGATATAGATATAGATATAGATTTTGATATGGATAATATCAACCATGAACGCATTGAAGAAAAAATTAGGCAAGCGAGTAGTGGTATGTTTAAGAAACTTATGGATATGGCATCAATAGAGGATTATGTAGACGATGAGTTAATCAAGAAAAGAATATGGTGTTTAAGAAAACAAAAATCAACCATAACTCATGAGGATATAGACTTCTATATGAATAAGGCTACGTCTGATGAAGTCAATGCAAGAGTAGTAGAACTTACTATGGAGTTAGCAAATGCCTAAAATGCGAGTCAAGGATAAAATATTTTTTGGTTACAAAATGGGAACGGTGAATAATCATATTAGAGAGGTGGTTAAAGTGGGAACAACACTAAATGAAGCAAGGGAACGAGGTGCAATTTTGGAACAATTAAATAAACTAGCATGGCAATTAGATATTAAAAGTAAGGAGTCACATCGTATTAATTGGCACTATGCTAGACGATTTAAAAAATCAAAGGAACAGCTAGAGAAACTATTAACTGATATAAAAATAGAGTATGCATATCAACAAGCAGAGAGATAGATGACTAGAAGAGAAAAACACTGTGAGATAGAAGTTCTTAAAAGTAAGTATATACACGAAAGCGAATATAAAAACACAAGGATACTAAGATTATATTTTAAAAGGGAGGTTCTTAGTGATAGAAAATTAAATAATCTACTGAAACAATTTAGATTAATAAAAGTATTTTATGAAGCATAACAAGTCAATGGGGAACTGTGCGACTAGTGGTCGCTTTGAGGTGAGAGGTAATAAACACTATTAAAATATATTTTGAACACACTTGCGTGACTAAAGATATTGCCGAAAGGTTAGTAATTAGTATGGCTCTTAAAAGTTTAAAGTAGTTTGAATATTGAAACCTAAACTACACCCCACCAATTAAGGAGAAAGTATGAGTAAAGCCAATGCAGTTTTAAAGAAAGTTAAAGAATGGTTACAGGAAGAAGTAGGAATGAATCAAGATGTCGCCGATGCTAAAGATAATAAACAAGATTACATTACAAGCGACGGCACAGACGATATTATTTATGGTAGGCATGAATGTGCAGAGGGTTTATTAGAACTAATAGAACAATGGGAGAATGAAAATGAATAACGAATTAAATATAATTAACAATTCGACATATGTCGAAATAACTAGAGGAGAGTATCATGGCAGGAAGTATTAACTATCAGCAATTAACTTGGTTGTATCAAAATGCACCACCATATAAAAATACAAACGAATATCCCTACGCACACAGAAATCATAGACATAAATATTTTATACCTGTCGAAGTCAACGGTAAAATTGAATTCAATGTGCATTACGGTTGGGGAAGTGAAGAGGAAAGGTATAGCATGGCAGAGTTTGAACAGTTTGCATACTCACTAAATAAACGTCAACGTGATAGGTATTTCTACAATGAAGGTTCAGAGAAGATACCATATATGGCTAAGTGGCTTACTAAACATGCTCCCTTCGGTATCGTAAGAGATGATAATACTATTGAGATTATATGTGAATATATGGGACAAGGTGACCGCATGATTATTAGTGAGCAACTAGGGATAAGCGCATACTTCATGCAAGAGGCTTCATCGGGTGGGGTTATATTTACTGATGGGTATGCACAACATCGTAGAAAATTAAAACGCCCTGCCTTTAAAGGTATGAGATTTAATATAGATACTGGAGAATTGCATGAGTCATCAAGATATAAGATAGATGTAAAGGTAGTCGATAGGAAAAAATCTAATCAACTTATGAAAGAACATGTAGATAAATTATCTATGATTAAAATGTTTTATAACTCAACTGATGAAAATACATTACTTACAGATATGACTGATGCTATAAAACAAAATGACCCCACATATTTCGATAATAGTAATTTAAATCATCTTGAGAAAGCAAGACAACTATGGAATGTTGACCCTGTTGTGTCATCATACTTTTATGTGTTAGGATATTATATTGGTAATGCATATTGGGCTATAAAATATAATTCAAGTATAAATCCACCCAAGCAAATATTTAAACAATTATTACCAAAGCTAAGGAAAGATTTAAAAGGTAATGCCGATGTGTTTAATAGACAAACATATTGGGATTTTGATAACAATTATCCATCGGCTAAGTGGGGTTTAGAGATTACTGATATGCAAGGTAACCCAATAAAACAAATACGAGGCTAATTCGACATTTGTCGAAACAATACAGGAGAAGTATGTTAGAACACACAGGGTTAAAAAATGTTACAGACTTAGGGCCACTTGAAAAAGTAAAAATGGTGCCCTATTATGTAGTGCCCATTATAGTTAAAGATAATAGCTATGAAGTATTTTTATCAAAGGGCTTGGTAAGAATGTTTAATGATGACACCTTGCCAAGCTTTCTTAAAAGTAGATTGACACTAGCTAAAGTATCAACCACGTATGTCTATCCCGACAACGAAATCTATACATCTGACGTATATACTTGTCGTGTAGATGATATGCACCACGTTGGTTGGCGTGCATCAGAGTCATTGTATGCAATCGTAGTATTCCAAGATGAAATGAATCAACTAGAAGGACGAGATGACACCCGAAGCAAAAGTTAAAAACAAAATAAAAAAGTTTTTAGATAAGTTAGGGTGTTATTATTTTTTCCCACAGACAGGAGGATATGGCAGAAGTGGAGTGCCCGATATCATCATCTGTCATCAAGGTAAGTTTATTGCCATAGAATGTAAGGCAGGTAAAGGTGTAATAACTGCGTTGCAAAAAAACAACATTGACCGTATAAATTCTAATGGTGGCTTGGCAATAGTCATAAATGAGAGTAATATAGAGGAATTAGAAACTCTGATAAGGAGGTAGTATGAATAAAAAAGATAATGTAAATCACCCATCGCATTACACTCAAGGAAAAATTGAGTGCATTAACGCTATTGAAGAAGCCGTCAAAGGCTTGTTTGGTATCGCCGCAGTATGTGTCGCAAATGTAATTAAATATGTTTGGAGATACAAATTCAAAAACGGAACCGAGGACTTGAAGAAAGCCCGATGGTATCTAGACAAACTCATCGAACACGAAACACTCGAAGAAACTAAATCTCATTTTTTAAAAAAATAGAAACCAGTTCCCATAAAAAGGAGGTAGCTATGTTAGACCAAGCATTGATGTGCCTAGCCACAACGATTTACATGGAGTCTGCACACGAACCACGTCAAGGTCAAATTGCCGTCGGTTATGTATTGTTTAGACGAGCAGACTTTGATTACAAAAATGTATGCCGTGAAATGAAACGACCTGCACAATTTAGTTGGTATGGTTATGTCAAACCCCCACAGGTAATTCGACAAGAGTATAAAGACCTAGCATATAAAGTGTTACATCGTCTAGAGGTAGACTATTCATATGGTGCAACACATTTCCACGATACCACTATCACAAAACCAAAATCATGGTATAATCTAAAACCAGTAGTCAAATGGTCAAAACTAATATTTTATAAACAAGGAGAGGGTAAATATGCAAGAAACCCTTAAAAGCGAATTACCCAAACAACCATACGCATGGGCGATAGAAGAATTTAATATACATGGTGAATTAGTGTGGTCATCGATTACACAATTTAGGCCTAAAGAATTATCGTGGATAAGAGATTTACCCAATAAAAAACATTATATAACGATTACCCCATTATATAAGTGTGAAGAAAAAGCTGAAAAAATTACAGGAGTTAAAAGTTATCGTGAGTCTACGCAACGTCTTACTGATGCTTATAGTGGTCTTTAATTTAGGGTGTATGACTGTCGCTACTAGCGTTGCTACTCAAGTAGGGGTGCAAACAGTAGGTGAACAGTATTTAATATCACAGAACAAACCTGCCATAAGATGTAATTTATATAACGTAATAAAAGGAAACAAAATGTGTAGAGTTTATAGACAATATAGGAGAGCATGATGGATAAGTTAATTATAGGTATAATTATTGTTGTAGCAATATTTACAGGATATGGATTAGGTTCATACACTCACATGCAAAAGAAATCCAAAGTGAATTTAAAATGCATACAAGGTGAACTATATGAAGAAGTAAAAACTAATATGTTTGTTAAGTCACACCTTGAATGTTTTGAACAAAAGACTTTAGTGCCATGATTCAATTTAGTTATGCAGTTGTAGATGAAGATGGTGAGATTGTCCGTAAGTATAGATGGTCGGCCAAAGAAGCTAAGTGGCACAAAGAACAAGGTAAGAATGTAATTAAATTAGAAGTAGAAAAGCAATCAAGTATTAGTCCGTTTCAAGAATGTTTAAACTTAGTAGGAGAATGTTTTATATGAGAGCATATGCACGAATTAAAGATGACGACATCATCAAACATGTATTAGACTATATGTCTAAATTTCCAAACGCTAGCAGAAATCAAATTATGCAACATACCATTGGTAATCATACTAGATTGAGAGAGCTAGAAAGTAAAGGTTTAATTACTTTACCTGCGCCACAAAAGAGAGGGCATGCATGGAGGAAACATTTTAAAATAGAACAGAGTAAATTTAGTGATTCCAAAGGAAGCCTTTTTTAAATGAGTGACGAAGCCGACATAGCCAATGATTATCTACAACAGATGATTAATACCGCCTTAACTAATGCACACAATAAAGCTACAACACCTTCGAACACAACGGGTAAATGCATATGGTGTGAGGAAAGTATAGGCGATAGCCGTCGTTGGTGCTCGGTAGATTGTAGAAATGAATATCAAAAATACTACAAATAATTTGCATTTGAAACAAAAAAAGAGGAGACGTATTGTGCAAAACGCAAAATTAAATAACTTTGACCCCAGTGCAAGAATAGCTATTAGACATTTTGAAGATTGGCAACGAAGAGTTTTTGTTAAGAACGCAAAAAGAGGGTGGAGATTTTTTCAACCCGATTCAATTAGTAAACCTACACCACGTTCAGCAAGAGAGGCTTGGGGAGGAACATATCACAAAGATGACTTTGCTAAAAAAGAAGACAGAAATTTAAATATTTTACTTGCAATAGTTACAACCTCACTTATAATACTATCTGTAATATAACAACGGGCGAAAGCACTTTATTTATATGTTAAAAATGGTATTTTTGCAATTACATAAACCGCAAGTAGCCCACCAATTTAGAAAGTATTCATGCAATTAATAACCTTAGACTTTGAAACATTTTATGATACAGGCTTTAGTCTATCTGGACTTACCACAGAAGAATATATTAGGTCACCACAATTTCAAATTATTGGAGTAGGAGTAAAAATAAATGAAGAAGATACTAAATGGTATACGGGCACGAAAGACGAACTACAGTCTATTCTTGATGGATATAATATACAAGACGCTGCTCTACTTTGCCACAATATGTTATTTGACGGTGCTATCCTTAGTTTTATTTTTAATATATCCCCGAAACTTTATATTGATACTCTGTGCATGGCTCGTGCTATACATGGTGTCAACGTTGGTGGTTCATTAGCTTTTTTAGTTGAGAAATATAAACTAGGACAGAAGGGCACGGAGGTTCTTGATGCCAAGGGTAAACGATTAGAAAACTTTAGCTTTGCTGAATTAGATAGGTATGGTGGGTATTGTAAAAATGACGTTGAATTAACTTATAAGTTATTTAATGTATTAGCCCAAGACTTTCCACAAAATGAAATAGACCTTATTGATATTACTATTCGCATGTATACCGAGCCTACGCTTGAAGTCAACGACGCAATATTAATAGAAAGATTAGAGATAGTAAAGAACGATAAACAAAGTCTATTAGCAGGATTAATGAATAGATTGAATTGCCATTCAGAAGAAGAAGTAAGAGTCATATTAGCATCTAATAAACAATTTGCTGAACTTCTTACTGAGTTAAATATTCCTGTGCCTATAAAAGTAAGCCCTGCAACAGGCAAGGATACATTTGCTTTAGCCAAAAACGATGTAGGATTTATAGAACTTACAGAGCATGAAGATATATTTATTCAAGAGTTATGTCGTGTAAGATTAGGCACAAAATCAACGATGGAAGAATCTCGTATTGAACGCTTTCTTGGTATTGGTAAACGTAATGCAGGCAGACTTCCTATTCCTTTAAAATATTATGGTGCACACACAGGTAGATGGGCGGGATTAGATAAAGTTAATTTCCAAAACCTACCATCAAGAGATAAGAAAAAGAGAGCTTTAAAAAATGCTATTATGGCACCAGTAGGGCATCAAGTTATTAACTGTGACTCATCACAAATTGAGGCTCGTGTATTAGTATGGATTGCAGGTCAAGACGATGTAGTCCAGTGGTATAAAGAAGGACGAGATGTTTATTCAGAGTTTGCATCTAAAGTATATGATAGACCTATTACTAAAGCCGATGCAACAGAACGTTTTGTTGGCAAGACTTGCACACTTGGATTAGGTTACGGCACAGGTTGGTCAAAGCTACAACAT